TTGTCCCAGTGCAGGTCGCTGATGAGCAGAAACTCCGCCTCCTTCCCCTCGCAGTCAATCGTGTGGACGTTGGCTGCGCGTCGGGTTATCTTCATGTTATTGGTTTGGTGTGCTTTTTAGCAGCTTCAAGATTCGCACTTCCAGCACCTCCGTGATCTTGACGCCTGAAAAGCCGACGATGAAGGCGAGGCCGTACTCGATGTTCGGCGCTTTAATGTTCAGGATGCCGATGATCACAGGCGCGATGTAGGTGGCAGATAGTGTGCCGCTAAGTACTGCGATCAGCTGCATTTTCCAGTTCTTCATCTTTGGCGCGAGCAGTAGTGCGCCGAAGAAGCCGGCGATGGTTAGGCCGAGGTTGATGCCGATGGATTTGAGGAAGTCGATCATTGTTAATCTTCGTTTAGTGTGTTAGATACGTCGTCGCGCTCGGTGTAGTCTTTGCCGTACTGCTCATCCCAGCCGAGGAAGGTATGCACCCCGACAGGCGGAGGCCAGCACTCGAAGGGCAGGTAGTCGCTATGTGGCTCTCCATCCCAAAGGATGTCGACGCAATAAGCGCCCTCGATGATGCCGAGCGGCACTGCGAAGCCTTGCGGTTGTGGTAGCGCGGTATATGTCGCCTCGTTGGGGAAGGCGTATTTGCGGAATGTCGGCATTTATAGTCGGGTTAATTCGGCAAGTTGTGCGTTAGATAGCCGCGTGGTGTAGAGTGCGGCGGCGCGGATGCGTCCATTAAATGCTTCAGCATCGGCCCCAGAATTTGCCCCATACATTCTAAATTGCGTTAAGCCTGCCGCGTCGGGTACATGAAATGTGCCGATAGCGGCTTGCACTCCGTTGACATAAGCAACGACACCGCTTGCTTGCGAGCCTCCTGCCGCCGTACCTGCTGCGTCGTAACCGATTGCAATTTTATAATAAGTTCCAATTTGCAACGCTCCCGAAACAAGAATTAACGTTGTTAAGCCTCCATCATTTCGTGAAATAAAAAGGATATCCGAAGACGAACCGTTAATGCTCATTCCTCTTAATGAGGCTTGCCACAAGTAAACTGGCCCGCTTCTTACTGTCGGTGTACCAAAGTACGCAAACTCACAGTAAATAGTTCCAGCCGTCTGCCCTATCAGCGAACTCACAAGCGCCCCCGATGCGCTGATGACATCAGCGGCACGGCTTACTGCTCCTGACGTTGTGGTGATTGGCGATGTAGCGACAGGGCCAATTTCTGCCTGCGTGAAGTCCACTTCGATAACATCACCACTTGCAATCATCCGTATTCCTACCTGCCCCGATGCCACGGTTTGCGCGCCACTATTAAACGGAGCAAACGCACTTGTCAACGTTACGGTCTGCCAATTTGTGCCGCCGTTTGTGGTTAGCTGAATTTGACCAGTCCCTGAAACTCTACGCATATACGCCGAGAAAATACGCGACTGCGAGGCGTGCGATATGTTTTGAGTTATCGTCGCACTTGCCGCCGTGGATGTAAGCGTCGTTGCTCCTGATGCAGCACCATCAGCGCCAACGGCGTTACGCACTGCTGTAATTCCACTTGCCGCCCACGTGCCACTCACCGATAGGTCGCGACTCCACAAGGCTTGATTCTGCCCACTCGCCTCCACCAACAAGGCAGGGCACGACTGCCCAAGCCAATCGATGCGAGGCACTCCCGATGCGACGCTTGCAATCAATCCGCTGCTATTGACACGCGTTGCCGTAGTGTTGCGGCTGACGGTGAACCGCATCGTGCTGTCCTCCGCCACAAATGGAGGCACGTCTTGGTATAGGTTGCCAGCCTTGTAGAATTGCGGAACGATCAGCAGCGATGGCGTTGCAGGCAGACCGTCAGTGTAAGCCTCTTGACCGCGTGCCACCAAGCAGCTGCCTGTCCCAGCGTTTTCATCTTCAACAGTAGCACCTGCGCCCTTCGCGCCTTCAAGCGCTGCTGCCCACTGCGTCTTGTAAGGATTCGTGCCGTGTTGCGCGACAAACGGCAAGCCGTAGCCAATGCCTAAAGCCATCAGACCGCGCTTACGATGGTTACGCCCTGCATCGAATATCCGATCACACTGCCTGCGTTCAGCGTCACGGCGGCGATCCTACGTCCGTTGTTGGCGGCTATGATCATACCCGGACTGAACGCCTGACCAGAAGGAAATAAGCCGATGCCACCACCACTCACCGCAGTCATCATATTCGTTCCGTTGCTATCCGTGAGCGTCGTAAACTTCGCCTCCTGATTGACGACCAACACGTCATAGGTGCGACCTGTCACCGATGAAACCGCGCCTGCGCCAACTGCCAGCACTTCGGCTGCCATTCCGCGCCCAAGCAGCGCATCCATTTGTTGTCCTAAATTCATTGTATTTTTCTTTAGTTGTAAATATCGTTTTGCCTGATTCTATGCAATTCTGTAATCGTGTTTTTAACGCGTCGGTATTTGGCAGACGTTGCGGCTGAATGGCAACTCAAACACGACCGTAGCCTGCCACCCTGCGACCTTGTCATCGCGTGCCTCCACGAAGCGCGTAGCACTCACCGCGCCTGTGATCGTGTAGTCGCGGTCAGGGTCATCGGTGAACTCCGCGACGAAGTCCTGCATGATACGCAGGGTGTCGCTTAACACCTCATCCTCGTTGTCAGTCCACCGGTAGACGACGCTGCCACTGATCGTCGCATCCACGCCGCGAAGGTCTGCCACCCTGTCCATCACAAGCACGCTGACGGTTAGGTTAGTCGCGCCAATAGGCATTGACGCGCTCTGCGCATCGACGAACAAAAGCGGGTAGATGACCCTATCCCTGTCGGTTGTCCGCAGGTTGATCACGTTGTCCGTTCCGATCGCCAGCGGATCGCCGAAACCCACCGCGTTCAGCTGCAGGTGCGACTCCGCGAAAGCTATCAGGTCGTTTTTGATTGTCACCCAACTGCTCATAAAATTGCTTTAGTTTGTTTATGTTTTTGCTATGCGCCATTAAAAGTAGTTGCGTCTGTTTTCCGGGTAGTCCAGCGGATCGCGATACCTGCCCCTGCGCCCCAGCACCATGCCGGTCTGGTAGGCGCTGTTGGCTGGGTAGATCGTGTCAATGGCGACAGGAGGATTATCGAATAGCGGAAACAGCGTGTGGTTCTCCTGCAAATAACGCGTGATGCGCTCGGTGTACCACTCCGCATCGTCGCGGCTTTTGTCCATCAAGCGCGTCATCTCACGTTCGCTCATTGGTGACGACTCCGTGCTGCTCCTACGATCCATGCCCTTGTTCATGAATTTGAAGGCCAGCACCATCGGCAGTTCAAAGTACATCCACTGAATGATCGCTGGCTGAATGTAGGTCTGCATCAGCGTGGTGTTGTTCGCCGACAAAGTTCCGGCAATGACCTGCGTCACGAGTTCCGCGTAAAGCGCCGATCCCACCGCTGGCTGGATGTGCATCTCTTGCACCTTGACGATGGTGGGACGTATCTGCGTGTAGCTGATGTTCTCGGTTATTACGCTGTTTTCGAGTAGCGTGTTCTCGCTTATGAATAGTGCCTTGCTCATTCGACGATTCTTTCAACTTGTGTACCTTTTTTTATTACCAACTGTTGCACCCACATATGCCTGCAGCCTGGCCTGTGCCTGCCATCTTCAAGCGTCAGCCATCCGCCTCTGCGTTCCCAGACGCTGTACCCCATCAACGCCGTCAGCTGGTTAATGTCGTCGCGCGTGTACAGTCGTGCGCTGGACAAGTCCATCATGACTTGGCAGAACCTGCGGCTCTTGTCGTAACCGTCAGCCTTACTTAATCCCCGATATTCTGGCCGCCAGTCGTACCGGTAGCGCACCTCGACAATCGGCTCTGGCACTTTCTCCTCCCTCGTCGCCTCACCGATGCCGCGTTTCAACGGATACTTGTTGATTTGCAATAGGTATTGGATGCGTTTGCGGATTCGCGCCTTGCTTACCCCGAACTCCCTGGCCATTTCTTCAACGGTTGCATCCTCGCGTTTGCGTCTGTACTTGATGATGCGCTCGTCCAGCGCCTTGTCTTCATCGCTAACCGCAAACTGCATGAAGAACTCCGCCTCGCCGTATTCGTTGAAGTCTAATTCGCGCTCTTGC